GTGATTGTGATAGACGAGGAGTACTCGTTGGTGACAATCGTGCTCTCTAGCTTGCCTAGGATGGCCGATGTGCTGTTTCCTGCCAGTGTGGCGGCGTCTGCAAAGGACGTACCAACACCGAACGCCACAGTCTGCCATACACCCACCGCGGTGGTGTTATCTGTCAGGTACGTGTAGTAGGCTTGACCCACGGGCACTGTGAACGAGCCAGTGCCGTCAGAGCGCGACACCGTGAACGCGTTAGCGCCTCGGTTGCGGAACAGAATGTCCTGACCAACAGAGGTCTGCTGTGCGTTTGGCAACAGGATGATGCCACCGGCAGAGGACACAACGTCCATGATACGGGCCGCAACCTGCTGACCCGCTGTGCTGACGTACTGGGGCCAGTACAACTGTACCGTGCCCGACAGCGCAAGAGACACATAACTTACGTCCGTTGGCTGGATTACGTTCCCGGTAAACGGGGAGGTGTATGTTGGCATTTAAGGTTCCTGTCTTGTTGCGTTGCGGTCGATCATACGTTTCTGATCTTCGCCTTTGAGTGCCGCGATAGCCTCGTCGTAGTACTGCTTCCACATTGCAAGCTTGTCTGCGTTTTTAATGAAGCCCTGCGCCTGAAGTAAGGTGCCGTACAGCAAAGCCTGTGGGGCCTCGCGTGTTAGGAGGTTTTCTTGATTCGTGACATCAAGCGGCTGTATGCGGCTGTAATAAATAATTTGCAACGCGTAAGCGCTGTTTGGAATTGGAGCAAGAGCCCAGTGATCATAGTCGTAATCTCCGTAGTAAAGAGGCTGTCCGTTACTGGACTCTGTTTGAAACTGGGACACGTAGTCCATGGACCTGTTAAGTACAGGCTGTCCGTTAATCTTCATGCTAACTGTTTTGCGCCAACGGGCCGGCTTCTCAATCACCGGGTCGTTCACAACAAGCGTGGTGTTGACCACGTTTAATTGCATGAGGGTTTTAATCTGGGCGGCAATGCTCTGCTCGGTCAACATGATTAACCGAGGAATCTGGTTGACGAAAGAAGCATCGTCACGCTCAGAGTAGGTAATGACATCCTCTACGAGGCTGTCATAGGTCATTGCTTCTGCGGCCATTTTCTACCTTATTCGGTTACTGTAGGGGCAACAAAACTTCCGTCTTCTTGTTTTATCCATCCAATTTGGACATTGTCCTCAACAGTTTGGCATTGAGCAAGGACGTCAACATGAAAACATTGTTCAATCTGGAAACCAGCCACTGGTACAAGAATTTCCACAATTACATTATTTTGAATTCGTGCTGTTTTCATTTTTACCACTCCACAATTACTAAACCGTCACCACCTGTGTATCCAATAGCGCCACCGCCACCTCCGGGGAATCCACCTGCTCCGTTCATGCCACCACCACCGCCGTTTGATCCTGCTTGACCAAAAGAACCTCCACCACCTGTGCCAATTAAATCAATTGATCCAATCAGGTTTCCTGATGTCGGGGATGTGAATCCGCCGTTTGTTGTAAAGCCACCGCCACCAGAACCAAACAAACCTGAACTTCCTGAGTTGGTAGCGGCTGTTCCAGCACCACCACCAGAAGCACCAGTTTTGACTGGGTATGTTGTAGAGCCGTTTCCACCGTTACCCCATAGACTTCCTACACCACCACCGCCGCCATTGGTATTTCCTGCGCCAGTACCGCCTGATGTGTTGACGTCACCACCAGAGCCAGCACCAACAGTGCCTCCAGCACCTCCACCACCAGTAGCAGAAAGATACGAACCAAAAGAGGATGTGCCTCCAGTGCCTGTTGAAACTCCACCAGCACCTACAGTCACAGCAATTGATGTTGCGCCTGCGGTAGTAAGGTTATATATTGTTTCAATAGCAAAACCACCACCTGCTCCACCTCCACCGCCACCTGCGCCAAAAACGCGCACACGCGCGTTGTTGACCCCTGCAGGGATAGTCCAAACACCAGACACGGGAAATACTTGAACGCCACCGAAACCAAACGCCCCTGTTGCGGGGAGGTTTACGTTCTGTTGAATTGCATAAGGCATGGATTAACTTCCTTTCAATACTAGGTTGCGTCCAGCAATAGTTCCTCTTACACCGCTAACGGTCAGAGAAGTAAAGTCAAACGCCTGAGATGTTGTTGTTGCTGGGTACTGAGAGTTCAGTGTCGCCGCGCCATTTGTTTGAATAACACCTGTACCGCCTGCGGTGCAGTTAGACGCGGATACGCCCGCAAGGTAGTACCCGTTTGCAGGAGATGGGTAGAAAGCAGGGTTAGAGGCTGTTGTTCCACCAACAATTGATCCTGAATATGAACCTGTTCTAACAGCCATTTGACCAACCCTGATTGTTTGAGTTGAGTCCAAATAAGCAAAAGCGGCAACGTTATCGTACAAACCAATAATACGAACATTTGCACCGTTAGGGGTTAGTGAGTTTACACTAGGTGGAACAAGTGTTGGGTCGCTAATGCTCGTGAGTGTGTCTAAACTATCTCCAGACTGATACCTTATTGCTGGCGCCCAAGTGTTTGCACTTCTTGTATTATCGGTGTAGTAATAAAACGTGGCTATCGATCCGTCAGCCATAACACCAACGCCACCTGCGTTGTAAGACCCACTAAACCCTGCTATAGACCTAGTGTTGCCTGTTTGGGACAGACCCTGAACTCTAGTAAGATACAGGTTACTAGGAGTGATATTGTACTCCATAAAAGCGACCGTACCATTAGGGGCTACAGCACCATAATTTCCAAAAGAAGAACTTACCGCAGTATTGTTTCCTGTTAGGTAGGTGTTGGTGTTAGTCCAAACAGTGCCTGTATTGTCCAACGCCATAGTGCCAACATATGTTCCAGTACCCGTAACTAACGTTGTAAACAGAAAAGAACCGTTTGGTAGCCCATAAACTTGATGTCCTTGACCTGCGGAACCGTATTGGAAACCGCTGTTAGCAATTCCAGTCATTGTGGAAGATTCAACTAAACCTCCAACGCAATAGTTTACGCCTGATTGGTTTGCGGCAAACGCAAACCTCCCGTTGTTAGCAGGGAATCCAACTGGGCTTATTGAAAACCCATACTGTAAAACGCTTGCATTAGATATACTCCAACCAACGTATGGTGCGGTTATTTCTAAATCATACGAGGTTGTATAAAGTGCAAACGTTACGCTAGTTGATGAAGTAGGGTAAGCAATAAGCAGTTTTCCGTTTGCCAAAGTACAGCAACGAACAACACCATTACCAGTAGCTGTGTTAGCGCTGGTAGAGGCAACAGTGTATGTTGACAGTAAAACACCCGCGCTGTTGTAAACAGCAAACTTAACCTGCCCTGATGTTGGTTTTGAAAAAGCAACAACATACTGACCATTTTGCATCATGGTCATTGATAAACAGTTTGCGTTTTCTAAGATCGTTGGGTTTACCAACCATGAGGATGGGCCGTTACTCACAGCTTGGCTAACAGTAAGTGTTTGGCTTGTCGTGGCTAAAAAAGCCGCCGCGTTAGGCGTGGAGTTGCTTCGTGCATAACCGCTCACATTAGCAGACACATTACCCACGTTTGTTGTTAGAAGGTTAGTATTTCTTACTGTTGTCAACGTTTTGTTAGTCTGTGCATAAACCAGTGAAAGAGGGGCGTAAGCATTTGAAGGAAGCCCAGTAGCTTGGTTAGAACCAAACACTGAGTAATAGTTTGTTGTTTCAACTATCGTGTTACGTGTTTCCGAAGGATTAGCACCAACAGCAAATCCGTAAAAGGGTATTTGGCTAATGAAGCCGCCATCAGCGTCAAATTTATAAAGGTTTCCAGCCCCCGTGGTGTTAGTACCCGCTAAAAGACAAAAGTTACCATCGGATGTGGCAAATGTAGATTGTGTTCCTGACGTCAATCCTGTGTTGATGTCAGAAGTGGAGGTATTTAGTTCGTCAACAAGCCCATAAAACATTGTCAAACCACTGTCGTTATAAGAAACAATCAGATAGTTATTTTTGCTTGCTGTAGGGTTTCCTGAAATAACACAAGCACTATACGAGTACGAAGTGTTAGACCAGTTTGAAGACATGATATACGAGGCTTGAAACACCCCAGCGGCATTGTAACGACGCGCCGTAATTTGAGTAGTGGTAGTGGCTTGGACAATAAAGAACGTGTTGTCAGACCTAACGGCTGGAATAACAGGGACTGCGTTTCCAACAGGGTTAATGGTTGTGCTAGTTCTTGTAAGAACAACCGTCCCTGTCGGGCCAACAATCATAAAGTATGACAACGCGCCAGTAGTTTTGTGATTCCAAGCAATAATAAAATTGCCATTTGGCATTGGGCTGGATCTAAGAAACCCAGAGCAACCAAAACCAGTGCTAGTTAACCCCGCAACAGGACTACCAGAGTTATCATAAATTTTATAAAATATCACTGCATTTGAGTTTTTCCAAATTACAGCAAAACCACCACCAGTTAACGCAACAACATCTGTTACCCCAGAAAATGCGTTGTATCCTAGACTGGGGTCAACTTGCGTTTTAGCGACAATTTGAGTATTGTCTTCATCAATGATCCTAAAAAACGGATACGCCTCAACAGGCGTTGCGGCAACAATAACAATGTTACCGTTTGTAAGTTTAGCGGCGCAAGACCCATGACCATATATGCCACCACCGTCGAGTGTTGCTTGTTTAATCGTGCCGTTTGCATTTATAAAAGCAGATTTAACAGAACTATTTACTGGAAAAGTTGCTGTTGACACTGTATTGCCGGGGACAACATTAAAGTTGCTGTCTTTTGAATACACCAAGTCGCCAGAACTAAATCCTAAAGGACTTGAAACACTGGCGAAGCTTGGCGTGAGTGCGTTGTTTGATGCGGGAGGAGCGTTACGTGCCATTTTTAAGCCTCATATCCAAAAACAGAAACTGAACAATTTGCCGTGGAGCAATTTACAACAACTCTTTTTGTTGCTTCCATTACCAGACCACCGCGTTCGAGCACTTGCCCGGGGGCGAGCACGGTTTGAAATTCTATGTATTCACTTGCGGCGGGTGTACCAGTTGCCGATAAAGCAATTGTCACTGCGGCAGACGCAGAACCAGTGTTAACAACACTGATGTTAAACGTCGCTGTTGTTGCGCCCGGCACGGTATACACCGTTGTGTTTGTATTTGCCGCAGGTGCTGATTGACCTAAGATGCCTGTTGCCATTTTATTTCCTTAAAATTGTCCGCAGAAGTAAACGAAACCTTTACTTGTGCCTAAAGTAGATGTGTTAATCCAAGTCGGCGCACTTGCTGTGCCGTTTGATTGCAGTACCTGACCCGCAACACCGTAGTTGCCATTAAACGCCACAGCGCTTGTTGGGCTGATTGTCACTGAATCAGCAGAATTGTCGTTGGTAACCAAACGCAATTCGTGCGCTGTTTTTGTGCCTACAACTAAGTCAGAATTAGTAGAATACAAATACACCGCGTTAGGCAACTGGAAAGGACCAATTCCACTGTAGGTGGAACTGTTTATTCCAAAGTCACCGTAGTACGTGGTTGCCGTACCTAGGTTGTTTGAAACAATGTAGTCTGCTGACGCGGATGAACCACTACTGGTGTTCTGTAAAATCTTTTGCGCGTAGCTGTTAACAGAAGTCTGGTACGAAGCAAAGATGTTTGTGTCGGTATATCCCAGTGTTCCGTAGCTGTACGCACCAGTTGTTGCTGTTGGGGCAATTGCTTTGTTGGCAATAACAGTAGCGCCAGTCACTGACGTAGTTGCTGTAACTGAAGTACCTGCTGTGACTGCTGTGCCTGCCGCGACTGTTGTGCCTGCAGAAACACCTGCTGTTGCCGCAACCGTGTTACCAGCCACTGCACCAGTGGCGGTAACGTTTGTTGTTTCAAACGTGTTTGTGCTGGAATTAAACGTTAGGTTGGCATTAAATGTAGTTGCACCAATACCACTTTGGAATGGGATTTGATACTGAGCGCCACCAGCAATGTTTGATGCGGTTGTAGCGGCAGGAGCAGAAGCCCAAGTAAACAACGTGCCAGACCAACTAAGAACTTTACCAACGTCCGCGCCTGTGGGGGCTACTGCAAACGCTGTTGTGCCTGCGCCAGTTTGATAAACTATTTGATTTGCAACTCCACCAGCAAGGTTTGTTGATGTGGTTGCCGTAGTGGCTGTAGACGCCGCACCTGCTGTTGTGGCAAACCCCGCCACTGCCGCGGTACCTACCGACAAACTGGCTTGGCTTACAAACTGAGGTATTGTGCCTGTAGACGTTAATACTGTATCAATCGTTCCAATTGGAAGCGATGTAGGCGTTGTGCCGTTTGAATATACAAGCGATCCAACCGCGCCAATAGACGCGTAGGCTGGCGCAGAGCCTGTAGAGTATAAAAGAGATCCTGCCGCACCTGTGGCGGAGTACGCTGGTATCGTGCCGTTAGAATACACAATAGAGCCTGCACCACCAATTGTTAGGTACGTGGTTGTGCTTGGTGCGCTTTGGTATACCAAAGCACCCGTTGTACCGCCGGGCAAGTTACCTGTCGCTGTTGAAGAGTCAGCAAGCGTGCGAACTACGCCCGCGCTACTCTTGTAATACAGTTTGCCGTCGTTGGTGTTGAGCGCCAACTCGCCGGCAATCAAGTTGCCAGAGGTAGGCACCGCCGCCGCGGTGGAACTGAAATACAGTTGAATTGGTGTGAATCCCGCTTGTGCCATAGTTATTTCTTCTTATCGGGTGTAGTAGGAAACATTAGGGCGGAAGAAAATAGGAGACTTATCGCGGTCCTCTTCTTCAGCCGACAGCGTTGCCTCTGCGGCATCTTGTTTCAGCATGGTAATTCGTGCAGGGTCAATACCGGGCAACAACTTGGCCAAACGGTGTGACAACTGGCCTTGGATGGCAGGCACCCAACGGTCTGGAATAGCAATCTCGTTTGTCAAACGACCAACGTCTTGTGGTTGCAACTCAATAATAAACTGGAACACTTGGAACGCGCTCTGTGGCACTGGCCACACGTTGATCTCAGGAGTAACCTGACGGTCCATCCAAAACTGTAACGCGCGCACACTGGTGAAATCTTTGTTAGGCAGACTGAAGTAGTCGTTGCGGTTCATCCGCGCCATGGGGATGTCTTGTTGAACAGAAGCCAAAGACAACGCCTTCACCACAATTGCCGACGCGCTTGTATTGCGGAAACGCCAGTACCCTGCCGCAGGAGACCCGTCAATCTGCAGGTAACCCCAGTTGTTGACCGCGCTGTTGCTCACCGTGCCAATTGTGGCCCACGTGATGTTGTCGTAGCTGTACTCAACAGTCAGTGTTTTGTTTGGTGTCTCGCAGTAAAAACCTGCGCTCAAGAAACGTGGGCTACCGCTAAAAAATGCCGATGCAGACGCGCCCGCCGCAATGCTATACGACAGGTCCAGTGTGTTTGTGTTAAACACCAGTGTTGTGTCTGTTGTGGCAGAGGGCTTGGTCAGTGTGCGGTAGTTGGCCTCACGAATGTCCACGGTGCCCACAGGCAGTGTGTAGGCGCGCTGTTGGGCCTCACTACCCATCACAATGTACTCAAGCAACCACAGGTTCACACCGCGGTTTGACAGGTTGATCAGGATGTACCACAGCGCCTGACGGGCCGCGTTGATGTACTCCGGTGTCAACTCCTCTGACAGTTTGCCCGCTTCTTTGTAGGCAAACGAAATCAACTGGTCAACCGATATGGTGGTTTGACCAGTTGTGTTAGAGGTGTTGTCGTAGTTGCTTGCCATTATTTCTTCTTAATGCGCTCTGGAAGTTTTTTCTGAGCGGGGCCTGCTTTCACAAACTCTTTGCCAACAGACTGCTTGATGCCTACCTTTTTGGCAAACTCGGGGGAGTGAGCCACCCCCTGCATCAAACGTTCCTGTGACTTAGACTTGATGGGCATTTAGCACGCACCACCCATGTTGAATTTCTCAGCAACCTTCTTAGGACCTTTAGCGTTAGGTTGTTTGTCGTCGCTCTTGACGCCAATCAAACCACCGGCCTTGTACGTGCGCACAGTGCCTTTCATTTTAGCGCGGCCGCCTTTTTTCAGCTTAGACAGGTCGGTCTTCTCACCACCGTGGGCTTGCTCGTCGTGCATCTTGACCGCTTTTTTAACGACCTTTTTGTCTTGAGCAATATCAGACGCCTCAGACTCGTAGTCTTTCTTGGAGTGGTCGATGCGTGGTTTGTAAGTAGAAGCCATTTTATTTCCTTTTTGTTTTAGCAGAATCTTTGAAAGCCTGCGCGGTTGGCGCACCTTTGGTGCCGGGTTTTCTCATCGTTTCAACAGGACGCCCTTCGGCTTTTTGCTTTTTGATACGTTCCTGTTTTGCGTGAATATTGGCATAGAGTCCGGGTTTCATCAGCAATTCCAACTTTTCAAAGAAGCTTTAGCGCGTTCTGCAGGCCCTTTAGACTTTGCAACCACGCCTTCCATCCTTGCACAAAAACTTGCTTTACGGCCCGCGTCTGCCTTAGTTTTAGGGTTTGGCGCAGGGGGCTTCAAGTTTGAATTATTCTTGGCGTTGTACTCGGCACGACCTTTAGCCGTCATTCCCGCGCCTTTATCGGTAGGGTTGTACGTCTTGTCTTTTCCCGTGGTTTTACGGGCAATAGGTTTGTCGTGTTCTCGTGC